GGTGGTTTCGTGGATGGTGGCTGCCGTTGCGAATCCCTCGGCCACGAACAGTGTGCCAGGCTCATCTAGTGAGCCTACCATCCAGAACTTGCCGCCTGTCTGACCGCCTGGGTGGTAGAGCTTGCCGCCTTCGTGGTCGATGTACTGCAAGGTGGCCAGAGTTCCGTCTTCATCGTAGAGTGGCAGTACCAGTCGACCGTCTCCTGTTGCCCTTGCACCATGCGTTTGAATGCCCTTTTTGGCCAAGTAAGGATGATCTGGAAGTGCAGCCTGTGCGCCTGTCCAGATTTTCTCGACCGTGTCGCTGGCCACTTGGTGCTGGCGCTCAAGAGCTGCGTCTCGCAAGGCTTTGGCCTCGGCCAGTCGTTTGGCGTGTGACATTTCCTCGGTCTGCGTGAGTTTTCTTCCTACGTCTGCACGCCATGTCACTTCCATGCCTGCTCGCCAGCAACCGAAGCGCCCTGCTGGGATGCCATCCCCAAAAACCAGATACCAGCCCGGCTTTTCGATGCCTGGCGTGCCCTTGGTTCCTGACTTGAATCTGTGGATCTTGCCGTCCATCAAAATCTCGTCTGGTGGTTCCAGTCCTGCTGCACGCATTGCATCAATGAGCTGTGCTTCTGGAGATGAAACCAGTTTCTCAGGTGGCGGAGCCCATGGGCCGCCGAGGACTTTGGAGAGGTCAGCCATGTGTCACCTTGCGGCTTTCGAGATAGTCCGAGAGAGCCTGCAAGACTTTGTGCGTGGGGTTTGCATTGAGGTCATCGCGCACCTTTCGGATGGTGTTGTAGTGAACGCCTGTGGCCTCTGCCACCTTCATGGGCATTCGATCTGAGAGGGCGTACCGTATCTGTTCAAGGGTCATCATGTTGGTTTCTCCTGTTGAAAAAAATCTTTCGATGTGTGGATATTACCTTAAAAAATGGTTTATGATTCGATCACACCACAAACAGATTCCCTGACAGTGGTGCAAACAAAGAAAAGGAAAGCCAATCATGGCGATCAATTTGAAGACGACCGGAGGCTTGACGGCCAATGGAGTGAAGTTGCTTGTCTATGGGCAGGCTGGTGCTGGCAAGACTACGCTGGTAAAGACATTGCCCAATGTAATCGTTCTCAGTGCCGAGGGTGGCCTGCTGTCCATTCAAGATGCTGACCTTCCGTACATTGAGATCACCAGCATGGACGATCTGCGCGAGGCTTATTCCTGGCTGACTTCCAGCGAAGAATCTGGCGGGTTCCAGTCTGTGGCCTTGGATTCGATCAGCGAGATCGCGGAAGTCTGCCTAAACACTGAGAAGAAGTCGAACAAAGACCCTAGGGCCGCTTATGGTGCGATGCAGGAGCAGATGGCTGACATCATTCGCGCCTTCCGTGACCTGCCTGGCAAGCACGTTTACATGAGCGCCAAGCTGGAAAAGACGCAGGACGAGATGGGCCGTGTGCTGTATTCGCCCTCGATGCCTGGCAACAAGACCGGCCAAGCGTTGCCGTATTTCTTCGATGAGGTACTGGCGCTGCGGGTTGAGCGCGATGCTGAGGGCGTGACACAGCGCGCTTTGATGTGCGACTCAGACGGTCTTTGGTTGGCCAAGGATCGCTCTGGCAAGCTGTCCGGCTGGGAAGCCCCAGACCTGGGCGCGATCATTACCAAAATTGGGGGCAAAGCATGAGCAATACAAACACAGGCGGGCCAGCGTTTCCCTGCGTTGCAATTGGAGTTGACGAATACGGTGAATGCCGACAGCCCCATGAAGGAATGACCCTGCGCGACTATTTTGCAGCCAAGGCGATGCAGGAAATTCTTGGCTCCGATAGGTATATGGGCCTCATCGGAGTTAACAGATATGAACAGCGGGCTGCCGAAGATGCCTACAAGATGGCAAATGCCATGCTGAAAGCGATGGGAGCATGATGCAGCCCGACCTGAAAGAACTGTCGCGCCTGTGGATGGCATACAAGTCAGAAGAAAAAAAGGCCACAGTCGAACGTCGAAAGATCGAGGACCAGATTGTCAAGCTGTTGGCTTTGATGGAGAACTTTGAGGGCACTGAGACTGCGGAGCCCGAGGGGTTTGTGGTCAAGATCTCTGGCCGTATTGATCGCGAGGTCGATGGCGACAAGGTTCAAGAGCTGGCCGCCGAGTTTGGTTTGACAGACCACTTGGCCAAGCTGTTCCGCTGGAAGCCTGAACTGAACATGGCGATCTGGAAGGCGACAGACGCAACGATCACCGGGCCGTTGGCCGGTGCAATTACGGCCAAGACTGGCCGCCCATCTTTCAAAATCATCACCACTAAGGAGTAATTTATGAATCGCTATATTGGAACTAAGATCATTAAGGCAAAGATTTCTGAACGACAAGGCCCAGATGGGATGTTTGGGTATGACGTTGAATATGCTGATGGATATAAATCGTGGAGTCCATCAGATGCCTTTGAAGAATCCTACAAGCAATGCGACGCAATGACCTTTGGGTTGGCGCTTGAAGCATTGAAGAAAGAACAATACGTCCAACGCGCCGGTTGGAATGGCAAAGGCTTGAAGCTGGCGCTTGTCGGCAAAGGCGGCCGCTACGAGCACGGAATGAGCGAGGTGAGCACCCTACCCTACATTGTCATCATCTACCCTAAAGAGAGCAAGACAACCCCTGGTGCCGTTGTGCCTTGGCTTGCCAGCCAAACGGATCTTCTGGCAGATGACTGGTCAATTGTTTAATTTTATTTGGAGTAATCATCATGGCTTTTCTCAACGAAGAATTTAACGTCAACGAACTGCCCCAGGGTACTGGTGGAAAATTTGACCCGCTGCCAGCTGGTTGGTACACCGTGACGATCACGCAGGCCGAGCTGAAAGACACGAAGGCAGGCAATGGCCAGTACATCAAGCTTCGCTACGACGTGACGGGCCCGACCCACCAAGGCCGCGTGGTGTTTGGCAACCTGAACATCAAAAACCCGAACCAGAAGGCTGAGGAGATTGGCCGCCAGCAGCTTGGTGAGATCATGCGTGCGATTGGCTTGGCCAAGGTGACGGACACCGACCAGTTGATTGGTAACAACCTGTCGATCAAGTTGGATGTGAAGAACGACGCGCAATATGGCGCAAGCAACGAGGTGAAGGACTTCAAGTCTATGTCTGGAAGTGCTGCCCCTGCTTCCGCTGCTGTTCCACCTTTTGTGAAGCAGGCCGAGGCTGCTCAGGCTGCCACTGCCAAGGCCGCTCCGCCTTGGGCCAAGAAGTAAGCGAAAAAAATGCCCAGGCTGTTGAAGGCCTGGGCAAATTCTCAAAGGAGAGACAACATGAAGATTCCCGAGTCAGAGCATACCATCCAGGCCTTGATTGACAAAGCGCATGAGGCCAAGAAGGAGGAGCCTCGCCCTCACATGGGGGCCAGTGTCCTGGGCCACCCTTGCGACCGTTGGCTGTGGTTGTCGTTCCGCTGGGCTGTGCAGCCGAGCTTCCCTGGCCGAATCCTGCGACTGTTCCGCCGTGGGCAGAATGAAGAAGCCACGATCATCAGCGACCTGCGTGCGATCGGCATGGATGTGCGCAAAGTGTCGAGCCAACACCGGGTTGACTTTGGCAGCCATGTGTCTGGATCTCTGGACGCGATCATCGACTCTGGCGTGCCTGATGCCCCCAAGACCAAGCATGTGGCCGAGTTCAAGACGCACTCCAAAAAATCCTTTGATGCGCTGGTGAAGGATGGCGTGGAGAAGTCGAAGCCTGAGCATTTTGTGCAGATGCAGGTCTACATGGCCGGGACTGGCCTGGACCGTGCCTTGTATCTGGCCGTGTGCAAGGATGATGACCGGATTCACACCGAGCGTGTGAAGTTCGACAAAGATGTGGCGCTGCCTGCGATTGCGCGAGGCCAGCGCATTGCTCTGAGTGACCGGATGCCGGAGCCGATCAGTGCTGACCCTGCGACCTGGTATCAGTGCAAGTTCTGTGATGCGTCGCAGTTCTGCGCCTACACCAAAACCACTGAGCATGTGAACTGCCGCACCTGTGCAATGGCAACCCCTTTGTCGGACTCTACCTGGCACTGTGCCAAGTGGGATGACGTGATCCCGGTCGGTGCCCAGCGTACAGGTTGCGATGGCCATGTGCTGCACCCTGATCTGGTGCCGTGGCAGCGTAAGGATGGGCCGGACGATTACACCGCGGTTTATGAGATCAATGGCACGAATGTGGCCAATGGCGATCCTGAGATCGAGGGCGTGTTCAGTTCGCGTGAGCTGTTGGCCAATGCTGCTGCCTGTGCAGACAAGGGCTGGACACAGCTGCACGATATGCGCAAGCAGTTTGGTGGAAGGGTGGTGGGTTGATGCTGAGAGAGTACCAACAGCGCACCATCGACCAGCTGTATGCCTGGTTGCATTGTGTCTGTCATTCCTATAAAATGGACTCACTGACACAAGGAGAACGACATGCAATGTGCATTTGATGGATGTGAGCGTAATTCTGTATCAAAAGGATACTGTGACAAGCATTACAGAAGGCTGCTCAAGCGTGGAGATGTCAACGACCACGGCAGTCGAAAAGTCGATGATGGAAATGCCATTGAGCGATTTCATCAAAAGTATGAGATTGACGAATCTGGATGCTGGATGTGGACTGGTGGAACAAGGCCAAACAGCAAAGGCGTGGCATATCCAAGGCATTGGACTGATGACCGAAAGTCAATTGGCGCGCACAGATTTTCATTTGAGCTTGTGCATGGTGCGATACCGAAAGGCATGTACGTTTGCCATAAATGCGACACGCCGCTGTGCGTGAATCCAGATCATCTTTTTGTTGGAACGCATCACGACAACATGCAAGACATGGTGCAGAAAAAACGCTCATTTACTGGCCGTGGTGAAAACAAAAAAGGGTTGGCAAAGCTGACCAATCAACAAGCAGACCAGATCAGAAATATGGACATATCCCATCAAAAACTTGCAGCCATGTTTGGCGTGAGTGCAACAACTATTGGCCGGATTAAAAGTGGGGAGAGTTACTGATGCAACTGCGTGAATATCAAACACGCGCACTGGACATGCTTTATGCGTGGTTTGAAAAGAACGCGACCGGCCATCCAGTGCTGAACATGCCGGGCGGGTCTGGAAAGTCTGTGGTGATCGCATCACTGGCAAAGGATGCGCTGCAAAACTGGCCGGACACGCGCATCTTGATGCTGGTGCATTCCAAAGAACTGATTTTGCAAAACGCCGACAAGCTGCGCAAGCTGTGGCCAGGTGCGCCGCTTGGCATTTACAGCGCCAGCGTAGGCAGGCGCGATCTTGGGGAGCCGATCACATACGCTGGCATTGGCTCTGTGGCCAAACGTGCCAAGGAGATCGGACACATTGATCTGTGCATCATCGACGAGGTGCACGCTGTCTCAACTGCTGAGAGTGGCATTTACCGCAAGCTGATTGCCGACCTGTTGGAGATCAACCCAGCCATGCGGATCGTGGGCCTGAGCGCCAGTCCGTATCGTCTTGGGCAGGGTCTGATAACCGAAGGGCCGACCGCGATCTTTTCCGAGATTTTGGAGCCGGTAAGCATCGAGGAATTGGTGTTCAAAACTCACCTTGTGCCACTGCGTTCAAAAATTACCAAGCACAAGCTGGACACCGATGGATTGCACAAGCGCCAGGGCGAATACATCGCATCCGAGATGGAGGCCAAGTTCAACACCGATGACCACAACCAGGCCGTGGTGCAGGAGATCATTGAAAAGGCAATCAGTCGCAAGCACTGGTTGATTTTCTGCTCTGGTGTTGCGCACTCTGAGGCCGTGGCTGAGTGCCTGCGTGCTGCTGGCATTGCTGCTGAAGCCCTGGACGCAACGCACAGCAAAGCGGAGCGAGAGCGCAAGCTGGCCGACTTTGAATCTGGCAAGTTGCGCGCACTGTGCAACGTAGGGATTTTGACCACTGGTTACGACTTTCCTGCGCTGGACTGCATTGCATTCTTGCGGTCCACGATGTCTCCAGGGCTTTACCTGCAAATGGCCGTGCGAGGCATGAGGCCGCACGCTGGCAAGGCCGACTGTCTGGTGTTGGACTTTGCTGGCGTGGTGGAGACTCATGGCCCGATCACCAATGTGCAGCCGCCGAAGAAGTCGAGCAGCGATGGTGAGGGCGAAGCGCCAGTGAAGGTGTGCGACCACTGTGGGGAGTTGGTGCACATCTCGGTGATGACCTGCCCATCGTGCGGTGAGCAATTCCCAGAGCCTGTCAAGAAGGCGATGGTGTTGCGCAATGACGACATCATGGGGCTGGAGGGCAAGGAGCTGGAGGTGAGCAGCTGGGCCTGGCGTGAGCATACGAGCCGCGCCAGCGGCAAGATGATGCTGGCCTGCACCTATTACGGCAGTCTGTCGGACAAGCCGATCACAGAGTATTTGCCGGTCTTGCACGATGGGTATGCAGGACAGAGGGCCATGCAGCAGTTGTTCAAGATGGCCAACTCATCGGGCGCTAATCTGGCCGAGGCAGCCAACTTGGAAGGCGAGCAGGGGCTGGACTACCTGTCGGTGCAGATGAGCAACTCAGCGCCCCCCAAGACGATCGAGTACCGCATGGACGGGAAGTTTCACCGGGTGATCAAGCGGAGCTGGGCGTGAGCAGGGGCCAGCACTACGGCAAGCTAGGCGTGGCCAAGCTGCCTGCCGAGGTCAAGGCGATCTGGTACAGCCGGGACGTGGAGCCGGAGCCTTGCGAGGCTGTGGACACCTACTGGCCGACCGCCACCGACCCCGAGCTTGTGCTGGCGCAGGACTTTGCCAGAAGGCTGGTCGAGGTCACACCGTTGACTGAGGCCGAGAAACAGGCCATTGCATTGTGCGTGCTGGACAACTGCACGCTGCGCGAGGCAGGCGTTGAGATGGGGCGCACGCAAGAGCGTGTGCGGCAGATACTTGAGAAGGCGCTCAGGCGTTTTCGCACGCATCAAAAGGTGCTGACCGATGTGCCTGCGTGGGAGTTGGATGCAAGGGTGATGTCTTATTTTTGGTGGAAGCATGAACAAAGGAGAAAGAGATGATGTGTGAACATTGCGGATACCGCAGAGCCATGCGCGGACTGATTGTCTGCAAAAAATGTCTTGGTGAATTTGGAGGTGAAAGCAAATGACAACTATTGCATTTGACGGGAAAACTCTTGCAGCAGACATGCTTGCAGTAGATAACTGGGGCCTCAAAGATTACGTCTCAAAATTGATGAAGGGGAAAGACTTTGTCGCAGGAGGCGCAGGTGAACGATCTCAAATTCTCCAATGGTGGAAAGAAGTTGAGCACATGCATTTTGATGATGTGCTGAAGTTTGGATACCCGATGTACGACAAGGAAAAAAATGACCCTTCAATTTTGATTGCCCCACGATTTGGTGGTGTTTATAAACATATGGGCGGGTTGATAGTTCCATGCAGCAGGATTTATCACGCATGTGGTTCTGGGAGAGATTTCGCTTTGACTGCAATGCATCTTGGAAAAAGCGCAAAAGAGGCTGTGGAGATCGCGTCGATGTTTGACAACAACACAGGCGGTGCAACTGAAGTTTTAGAGGCAAAGCAATGACCAGACCCCAAGAACCTGAATTTCTGATCCAGTGGCGCGAGTGGGTCAAAGCTGGCCCACCGAAGTGCTGCCACACCTGCGAGATGTACGGCAACGATGGCCTGTGCACCGAGTTCTTCATGACACCGCCAGCTGAGTTTGCTGCCGAGGTGGATGCCTGTCCTAAGTGGGAATGCGAGGTGCCTTTTTGACTACCGACCGCATACCAACCGAGCATGAGGAGCAGCGCGAGCTGGTGCGCTGGTTTCGCCAGACTTGGCCAGGCGTGCGCATTTTTGCGATCCCCAATGGAGGCCATCGCAGTCCGGCCACCGCTGGCCGCTTGAAGGCCGAAGGTGTGTCCTCTGGCGTTCCTGATCTATTCATCCCTGCTTGGGGGCTTTGGGTGGAAATGAAGCGCACCAAGGGTGGCAGCCTGAGTGCCGAACAGAAAGACTGGATTGCCTATCTTGAAAGTGTGAGATTCTGTTGTATAGTGGGAAAAGGTGCTGATGATGCCAAGGGCAAACTTCAGGCCTTTTTCAACCAACACAAGGACAATTTATGAGCACTCGCATTTATGTCGTCACCGACATTGAGACCAACAAGCACCGCCTGATTCGCGCAAGCAACCAGGCGCAGGCGATCAAGTACGCCGCCCAGACCCGTTTCGACATCGAGGTGGCTGGCCAGGATGATCTGGTGAGCTTGCTCACTGGTGGCACGGCCATCGAGCTGGCTGGCGCTGGTGCGACTATGGACATGTTCGAGGAGACGATCGCCAACGCTGGAGGGACTGACTGATGCCGACCGACAAGATCAAAGACCGCTACATGACGTTGCGGCTGCCTGCGGATGTGGAGATCGAGCTGCGGAAGATGGCCGAGGAGAACACCCGTACGCTGGCCGCGCAGATCCTGCACTGCATCAAGTTGGAACTGGAACGCCAAGAAAAGGTGAAAGCATGACGAACTACGAACGCACCGAGGCCTGGTTAAAGGCCTGCGGCAAAGAGCCTGGCGCTGAGGATCTGTCTGTGCAGATCGGCTGCCACCTTGAGGAATTCTGCGAGTTCTTGGGGGCGCTGCGAAGCGACTCTGAGGGCTACGGAAAGCTGCTGGAGCGCACGCGGATAGATCTTGATTGGTACGCTGGAAAATTGAAGCGCCGTGAGCAGTCTGTCTACATCCCGATACACCTACGAGTTAATTCTCTGGACGCCCTGTGCGACATCGAGGTCACGGGCAATGGCGTGGCCTACCTGGCCGGGATGGAAAAGCCTGGGGCCGATTGCGCTGTGCTGGACTCCAACGATGCAAAGCTGATCGACGGCAAGCCTGTGATTTTGGAAGGCGGAAAGATCGGCAAGCCAGAGGGATGGAAGCCGCCTGACCTGCGGGGTTTTGTATGAAGAAGGCCGGGAAGAAACGCCCGGCCCAAAGGCCGAAGCACTACACGATTCTTGACGAGATGATGGCCAGCCCGACCGAGCCGCTGCCGCCGGAATACCGCCGACACCAGCTCACCAGGATGTACGAGGGGCTGGCCGCCATGGAAAAAGCGCCAAGCCCCACCACGGACGATTGGCGGGTGGTGTCGGATGCGGTCAACCTGATGGAGACCCTGATCGAGACCATGCAAGTGTGCGAGGACAGCTCTGGCCTGCTGATGGATTCGATCACCGCGATGGCAATGGCAGGCAGGCGAAACCTGGCCGGGGGCGCGATCCGGCTGGATGGTGCAGGCATCCATGCCGTGCGTGCTGTGTTGGAGGATTACGCCGCGCTGCTGGATGTGTTGCCCGCACGCACCATGATTCGCTGCCACCGCCTGACCGAGCAACGCCTGCATGAACTGCTGGTCGGAAAGCGAAAACCGCATGATGTGGAGATCACTTCAATCTAAGGGTTTGTCCCATGTTTGAGATTGTGGGAAATAGTGTGTTAAGATGTGGGCATCGCAACGCCGGAGATAAGCCGCCGCAGGTCGGCCTTGATTGACCTGTTATGTTTTGATAGCGCACTACAAATAGTTCTTGACATTGTTTGATTACGCACTACAATAACAACATCAACTCAACAAACGAAGGAGAAACAAAATGAACAACGCACAAATCAGCACCAAGTTTCTTGCAGCCACCGACGCAGCCACCAAGGCGGCAATTCTGGCAAACATTGCCAAGCACTACGGCATCACCAGCGCCGAAGCCTACGCCGAAGTGACAGACGAAGAAGCCGAGCACCTGCTTGACTACGTGACCGGCCCGGAACGTGCCGCCACCAGCCTTCTGATGAAGCGCCACGCATGAGCAAAGAAGCCAAGCGCGGAGGCCCCGGAAGGGGGCAAGGCCGCAAGCCCGTGAAGCAGGGGGATGAGACAGTAACAGCCTCCTTGCGGATGACCCCGGAGCAACGGGCGAAGCTGGCACGGCTTGGAGGTGCCGAATGGGTGCGCAGCAAGATCGACCGCGCAAAGGAACCTAACGCCTGAATTCAGGGGCGCCGATAGGCGTCCGCTGGAATGACGGGTTAGCAGTTTTTCGGAGCGAGAACGATGGACTACGTGATTTCAGCAAGCTACGGAAACGACAGCATGGCGATGATTCGCTGGGCCTACGAGCGAGGGTTAAAAACAGGTCGCCCAAGTCGGATGCGCTACGCGCCCCGCTTATCTCCGGCGATCTAAGGGTTTGCCCCTATCAATGAATTGTGTGAGATTGTGTGAAATGATGTTATGATTCAGTCATCGCAACAAACCAAACCAGCAAGGAGCTGACCATTATGACAAACGCCGAGATGATTGAGAAATTTGCAAAAGAACTGACGGAGCGCGTCAAATTCAGAATGAATAATTTTGGCGATAGCTACGAAAAAGCAAAAGCATGTATTCAAATGGCATCATGCGCTGGAGATAAGTGCTGGGAAATTGTTGACAAAAACTTTTCTTAATAAACCGGGGCCACTGGCCCCACCTTTCAGGAGAACGACATGAAGAACAACACAACACCCCGTAACTACGCCGACTGCACATGGGTGCAGGGCTATGGCCGCGCAGAGCCACTTTCTGAGCGCTTGGCAGGCTACGCCACGGCCTTTTCCATTGGTGTCGGCATGGCCGTTTTGCTTGTCTCATGGTGGTCGTCATGAGAAAACACACACAAGAAGAAGAAAAAATGAGAACATTTCATTGCGCCGGTGGCGGGGCTGCAATAAACAATTCTGGTAACACCACGATCAATCTGACTTTGAAGTTTGACATGAGAGGAACAACAAAGGAACGATTTACAGAGAAACTTGGACAACTGCAAGAAACTCTTGCAGCTATTGGAGTCGTCTTTCCAGATCGCTCAATTTTGAAATTTGCGAATGACAAACGCATTGACATCGCTTTCGAGGCTGATCATATTGGTGAAAAAAACACATGAAATACGAATTGGTTGAAACAGACACAAAGCAATTTTCAGGAATAACCTTATATCGCGTAAAAGCCCTTGTTGCTATTGGCGCACTAGTATCTCCCGGAGATTTGGGTGGATACATTGAAAAGGAAGAAAACCTTTCGCAGTCCGACAATGCTTGGGTGGCCGACGATGCTTGGGTGTCCGGTAATGCTTGGGTGGCCGACAATGCTCGGGTGTCCGGTAATGCTTGTGTGTCCGGCGATGCTCGGGTGTCCGACAATGCTCGGGTGTCCGGCAATGCTTGGGTGTCCGACGATGCTTGGGTGTCCGGCGATGCTCGGGTGTCCGGTAATGCTTGTGTGTCCGGTAATGCTTGTGTGTCCGGCGATGCTCGGGTGTCCGACAATGCTCGGGTGTCCGGCAATGCTTGGGTGTCCAGTCACAAAAATCTGTTGCTTATCGGCCCTGCAAAATCTTCTGGTCGTTTTACAACGGCGTTTGTTGATAACAATATTGGTGTGCGAATTGTTTGTGGATGCTTTACAGGGTCTGTGCTTGAATTTTCTCGGCAAATTGAAAAAACTCACGCCGACAACAAAGAATCATTGGAGCAATATCGACTGTTCTGCCAATTGATTGCTTTTAATTTTGGAGTGCAAGAATGAAAGACGAAGCATTGAAGCTGGCGCTGGAGGCGTTGGAAGGCATACATCCCGGCAACATGACGCCAATGGCAGAGGAGTACTGGAATAAGGCCATCACCGCCATCAAGCAAGCCCTTGCAGCACAGCCAGCCGTGCCAGAGGCCATCGTTGATGACAGCGAAAGCCCTCAATATCGGGCGGGTTGGAATGAATGCAGGGAAACAATGTTGTACATGCTGGAAGAACATCCCGCAGCACACCAATGGGTTGGGCTGACGGATGATGAGATGGTTGAGGCTATGGGCTACTGGTCTGAAGATTGTCGTAGTGCATACGGGGGGGCTACTGAGGCAAACGGTGAGTATGTAGACATGATTTCAACATGGCGTTACATCGAAGCCAAACTCAAGGAGAAGAACACATGAACAAGTGCATCAAATGCGGAAGCTATGCGTTCAACCTTTACAAAGAGGGCATTGACCAAGGTGATTTGTGTGATGTCCATTACTGGAAAGGCAGGGCGCATCGTTCCCAAGCACCCGACTACGCTTGGCCCACCGTTGCCGACTATGAAAATGACGTAGGCTTTGAAGTCGATGAGGCTTTCAGGATGGCTTGGGCGATGGCACGAACAACCAATGCCCTGTTTACTCAGGTGGAGAAGAACACATGAGAGACACGATAGACATGGCCCGTGAAGCTGGTTTTTGGCAGGAACACATTAACACTTATATGTGCAGCACAGATGCCATCAAAGCCTTTGAAGCCCTTGTTCGTGCTGATGAACGTGAGCAAGCTGAAGAGCGAGTAACTGATATGTTTGAGAATATGGAAACCCCATATCTACCTGACATAGTTGCCGCTATCAGGGGAAATGAGAATATATGAATGACAAACAAGTTGCAGCAATAGAGCCAATGATCTATGTAGCAGGATCCTGTTCACCGTGCAATAACGACTGCAATCAAGGACGGAACTGCCCAGCACGTGCGGCTAAAGTTTGCCGAAAGAAAATAGGGCCTGTAGATCTGCTGACATTGATTTTAGGGAAGCTGTTTTTTGGTGGGATTATTTCAACACTTTGGATTGCTTTCTTGTTGGCCTTTTTATCCGTTTACAAATAAGCCCTTACGCCCGTTTTGTCGATAATCAGCGCTTGCTTCCGGGGCGCTGTGTCAATGGTGTTGGAAATGCTGACGTGTGTCCAGCGGTCAAACTCGCGGATTACCTGATCGTAGCCAATACCGCTGGCGACGATGGCCTTGACCACTTGATCTGGTGTCATGCCTGGCACCCTCAAATCAGCCGCGCAGCCAAGGCGGTGCTGGCTGGTATCTTTGCTGCCCACGGCATCGTTGACCTTCTTGGATCTGAATGCCGAATTGATCATGATGGGCTTGCCACGAAGAACAACTTTTACCTGTTCCAAAAAGTCAGCCAAGCGCGTGAGGTTGGACAGCTCTTGCTCATTTGGGCTGTTGTCCCAGCCGTTGCGCTCGGCTGTATCGCTGGCGATCAATTCTTGAAGGGTGAAGTGGGGCGTCAGGTTCACTTCTTGCTCCGCATGTCTACGATTTTCTCAAGAGTGCGTCCACCGAAGTAGAATGACATGATCAACATGCCCCACTGCCCGAGAAGTTCAACGTAAGATTCATTGGCGTTTTTGCCGAAGGCCGACATTGTGGCAAATGTAAAGTACCCCAGCAAGATGGCTATTAGGGTCATGGGCCTTATGTTCTTTGACAGCCAAGAGTCTGACCCCATATCGGCTTTTAGGCGCTCTGTGACGTTGCCCTGCTCCGACTTGTAGAGATCAGTTTCGTTTGCCATTTTGGCCAACTCACCGCCCTGGGCCATCTTCGCAAGTTCGATCTGAGCGATGGCCTTGGCCTTCGGGTCTGGGATGAGCTTGTCTATCAGCTTTCCGCCGACATCAAGCAGGGCAGTTAGTGGTAACATGATTTGGCCTTTTAGTCTTAAATTATGGCATTCCGCGCCAAACAAAATCATCACCGCAAACCCAAGACCGTATTTCATTTTCAGCAAGAGCGACGCTTGCGTAACCAGGGTTTAGGATGTTTCCTGCCCCGTTGTTGTTAACTGTGACCAAATTAGACGTTCCATTAAACAACGTCACTATGTGGCCTGGGCTGATTGATTGATTGCCTAATGGACTCAGACTAAATGTTGTAATGGTAATTGGTGCAGCATGGGTCAACTTGACCAAACTTATTCGCGTTCCCGCGTTATTGTTTGGAATAATAACATTCGCTGTTGCGCCTGAAAGTGTTTGAGCGCTATATCCTGGTGTTGGGTAACCTGGGCCAGTAACTCGCGCAACTCGCATACCCAGCAAATGATCGCCTCCAAGAGATGCATAATTCAACGCGCCAAGAGATGCGGTTCCGTAATTTACAAGCAGAGAAGCAGAACCTATTTGCGAACGAAGAACACCGCTCCCAATAAAACCGGCCCCATCCAAAACTGCACTAGACGCTCCGCTGGCATAACTAGCATAAATGCTGTTGATTCGAACATCGTTAATTTCTGCGCCCGACTCACACAGCAAGTTTAGTGTTTTAGCCAACGGGTTGATGGAAATGATTGAGTTAATTTCAACATTGTTAAGGCGACCTCCAGGCTTCAAGTTGTAGACAAAAACATCGTCAGTAGTTGCACCTTCGCTGATGATGCTGCCGATGTAAGCCGATCCAAATGCCGCACCAGCAAAATCAAGCGTTTGAACCAGCAAAGAAGTGCCGTGGCCCTGCGCTCTAATTTTGCCGATTTGAATGTTGTCCATCAGTGCGCTGTCTGCTTGTAGTCGCACAGCATAGTCAACTGCACCAGCACTTGAGCCGACAACCTCAATTGCGTCAACCTGCACATCGCTGCACTGACCGTATTTGCTGTCAGACTTGAAATACACACCGGTGTCGCTTGGATCGATGGCCTTGATATTGGTCAACTGCACATTGCGGGTTTTGAGCACAACACCGAAGTAGCCGTAAATGCCGTGCAGATTGCCGCCTGTGTGTTGGTTGTATCCTTCAAGCAACAGAGCATGAACAGCCGATGCTGGACTGTTGCAAAGACCGATAAGGTTTTCTGTATGTAGTACTTTTCCTGTGTTGTACGGTTGTGCAAGGCACTTGATTGCATCGGCTGTGGCAACACCAGACATTGATCCAATGTCAACACCAAAGTCACGCAAATCAATGTAATCGCCGGTCAAGGACAGCGCACCTTGAATAATAGTGCCGCCCTCAAGAGCAGTTTTTCCGCTGTTGAGTGCAGGCATTCCGCTTCCCCACAATCGAACTTTATCCTGCGCAATGATTGTCCCATCCCAGTAAATTCGACGGGGTGGAAGAATGATAGGAAGCCAATTGGTAGTAGCGTAAGCAACTGCTGCTTTCAAAGCTGCGCTGTCACCGGCTTGGGTACCATCCGCACCAAAATCGTCAAGGTTGACGGTTTGACGCATTTTGTCTTGCGCTGAAATTGCTACAGATCCTGTGCCTGCTTGGTCAAATCCAATCCAGTCTGACCCATCATCATCTGCAAGATCTGCAACAGTACCAACTTGTCCTTTAAAACCAGTAAATGCCACTCCAGAAGCATTTGGACTAATTCCCGTTCCGTCTGGAAAGTTGTAGACCATTGAGCCTTTGCTGTCTTGCACCAAGATGCTGAAGTTCACGCCATCGACGTAGATCTGGGCAGGAGTGCCTGCGCGTGAGACGTAACCGTTAAGTGTGCGTAATGGCTGGGCCGCTGGGATGGTTAGGGCTGCGTCGAAATAAACCGCTACTGGGTTGGTCTGTGGGTTCAGATTTGGTTGGCCGATCCAGACATAACCATTTTTCAGTGGCTGGCCGTCACGGCCTTGAAAGACAGGAAAAGGGACTTGAATCGAAAGTGCGGACATTTACTGGTTCTCCTGGATGGTGGATTGTCGCTCAAGGCTGCACGGGTGGCAATGCGTTGAGGGCTTCATGTCAAAAGCCTGCCTTTTGCGGATTTGGCTTTTGCTGGGCTCGCAAAGATTTCTCGAGTGCTCGCTCAATGGCTTTTTGCTGACGAACGTCAATGATCTTCTTAGCTGCTGATGCACCTGCAATCGCTCCTCCTGCTGCCCCTGCCGGACCCCCAGTCATTGCTCCAATGCCTGCACCTGCAAGACCGCCAGCTGCGCTGATGGCTTTCTTAGACAACTCGGTCTGCAAGTTCAATGCAGTGGTTGCCGTGCCACTAGGGTTTGGATCAAATGGGCGAAGGATGCGAGCACCGACACGCAATGTGTCCAAACGATTGGCAAGATCATCGCCAAGCAATTGTTTGGTTTTGCCGCGATAGGGTGCCATTTGGCGGCTCAAGGTGTCATCTGTTCCCTTCCAAACTACTGCACCACCTAATGCGGCCTCGGTCGGGTCGATGTTCTTTGAGATCATCTTTTCAACCAGGTGGGCGCGGACTTCGGCCAGGGCTTGCTTGCCAAGTGCTTGGAGTTCCGGTGTTGGCAGTGTCTCAAGCGTGCGAATGATGTTGTTGAATTGCGCTGTGTTCTTGGCTGCGTAGTTGACCAGCTTATCGGGCAACACATCCAATGCGACAGCGCGGTTTACGCCCTCTGGCCCACTGATGTCAAGGATTTGAGCCAGCCCTTTGGGGTCTTCAAAAATCTCGCGGTATTGTGTGCGCTTGGCGCGTGCGTCCTTGTAAACGTCTGAAGGTAAAACAGACAAAACGTCCTGGTCAATGGCATCCTTCACGCCAGCCACTGCGTTTTTCGTTTGCGGCTTGGTTGGATCAAACAGGCGGTTTGCTTCTTGCCTGATGCGCTCTGCTGTGGGCGCGTCAATGTCAGTGAGGTTGCCGTCTTTGTCCATGACGCCAAGCCTGACAAGTTCGTTTCGCATGTCACGGGCAACGCTGCGCCCATCGCCTTTGAAGTTGGCTGGTTCGTTTAGATACGATTTGAGGCCATCCAAACGAATGCCGCCTTGACCCGCTGCCGCTTCGTTGGCTTGCTTGTACAGGCTGCTGATTTGCTCGTTGTACCAGTTTTGGTAGCCCTCAAGCGGAGCGCTGATGGCCTCTCCCCTGGCAAGTGGAGTTGCACCCGCTGTGCCCCCTGTGTCGCGCTGAATGGCCGCTGCGTATTCTGCGAGGCGCTGAGACTCAAGGTCAAGCTGTTGGCGCATGGGTTCTGCGCCCTCCAGCTTGCTGAGCATGATTTCAGTTTGGATTTGATTTTTGTCGCCAGTGCGTGCGCCAAGTCTGCGCGACTCGGTCGGTATACCGATGGCATCTAAAACCAAGTCGCGCTTTCCTGTTGCCACGGCATCAAGTGGTGAGGCAGAAGGCCTAGCACGAACACTTGCGTCGGCCAATATTTCGACTGGCGCAGACTTCATGGACATTGCCGGAATCGTAGTCTCCAATGGAGCCGCCGCAGCAGGCGAGACCATTTCTCGGACGGCTGTCTGTGCGGCTTGCATTGGCCTGGCAATGGCCTGACCTGTTGCTGTGGCCGCCCTCTGTCCTGCTGCGCCTGCGATCTGACGGGCCGCGCCTGCGGTTGGGGCTGCGGTGCGTGCTGCTTGCATGATAGCGCCTGGGGCTGCGATTGCAGGCAGGACTGGTGGCAGGACGTTGGCCAGGACTTGGCCAACGGCTTGTACCTGCTCTTGGCCAGCTTGGGTGCGTGGCTGGTAGGTGAGCGCCTGTGCGCCTTTTGCTGCGGCTTGCTCGACCGCACGCATGGCTTCTGGCGTGCCGAACTGACCGGAGAGGATCTGCTGGGACAAGCCCTGGAGAGTTCCGGCCAGTGTGCCGAGCGTGCCACCTGTGGCCGCCGTGCCCAAGGTCAAAGCAGTCTCACCAGCGCCAATGAGTTGCTGGCCAATGCCTGGTTCGCGTGGTGCTGGTGCGTTCTGCTGCTGGAAAGTGGCCGTGTTTTCTTCGCCCTTGGCCAGTTGGTAGGCCTGTGCCACGGTGTCGAACTCAGGCGTTCCGCGCTTGGCGGAATTCTTGACGATCCAGGCTGCGTATTCGTCGGCTGTTGCCATTTATTGACCTCCGCGCAGGATTGCGTCAGCTTGCGACCGAATGTTTGCTGCTGGGGCTGCTGGTCGTGGGTTGCGATCAGTAGGAATCTGCTGCACCAAAGAAGTCTGCTGCGTTGGGTCGTAACGTTTGCTTTGGTCTTGCACTACGCGCTGCGTGAAGTCGTTGAAAGACTCGCCCGGCTTAGTAGCGTAGTCACCAGCCTGAAAGGTGTTTCGTGCACGGGTCAGCACGCCGTTGTTGTTGGCCAGCCAGTCGGTCTTGGCGTTGCTAACAGCCGCTTCAATGTCTTGCAATTTAGCCATTCCCCGAAGAAAACTCGCCATTGTTTTAGCGTCAGCGGTTTCAGGCGGGAAAGGCTTTAATGCCAATTGAATATCTGCATCGGTGGCTGGACCTGGTGGCAAAGATTTGATGGCTGCTGAGTTGCGTAAACGTGTGTACTCGTTACGCAGTTGAGTCAGAGAGTTTTGCGTACCTAATGATTTGTTCAGAAAATCTCTTGCACTGGTGAATGCACCGTAGCCACCACCAGCTGCATCAAGACGCTTGGCCAGATCGTTGTACTGGTCTGCGGATTGCTTGGATGCCGCCGCCGTCACAGCAGATTCATTTACCAGCTTTCGGGTGTCGGCAGGCATCTGGTTCAAGTTATTTTGAATGGTGGACAGCTTCTCAGCGACCGTGGCCTGCATGGTTTGGCGATCAAGATTGAGCTTTGCAGCTCGGTTGCCGATCTCGCTGTTGATGTTCTTGATTTGTGCAGAGTTCAAGTTCAAGCTGGCTTGTGCCAGTGGGCCTGCAAACTGCGCCTCGACCCTGGCTTTGTCTGCCTGGGCTTTGGCCAGTGCTGCTTCGGCTGCTGCTTTTTCTGGCGCGGTGGTGGCTGCGGCCAATGCTGTTTGAGCATCTGACTCTGCTTTGCTTGCAGAGGCAATTGCCTGGGTCACTTCGCTTGGCGCTTTTGCTGCTGTTGTTCTGGCCTTGACCGTTTTTTCAAAACGGTCCGGGTCGATTGCGGCCAATGCAAAGTTAACCCCAGACTGTGCGCCTGTGATGTTTCCGTTTTGAAGTGACGTCAAAACATCTTCATAAATTTTGGTCGGTTCGCCTGCGTTCTTTTTGGCTTGAATGATGGTTTGCACTCGCTCCATCGCTACCTCTGGGGCTTTATTTTCCAATGCGTTGGAAATCTCAAATCCTTGAGTGAATTCGTTTTTCAAGCGTTCCTCACCTACACCTTTTCGTACATCTCCAAAGGCTTCACGGAATTGCGGATACTTGGCGATCATGCCAAGCCATGCTTGTTGCGTGCCGTCTGCTTGCGCCGTTTGCAAGTCGGTTGCAAATTGCTGCTTGACCTCTTGCGCCTGTTGACGCTGCTGACGCTGTGCAAGAACTTGGCCAAACTCAGCGAATTGCTGGCCCAGATTTACCTGGGGGGTCATGGCCATGTAATTGACTGGCGGTTGTAGTGGATTGATTGACATAAATGCGCCTTAAAACGCTGCAACGGTTTTACCGATGTTTAACAAATCGCCAAAGGCTTGACGTGGGATGCCGCCTCTGGCTATTTGGCCACCCGCAATGGCTGCGCCTTGGTTGGCCAAAAGGTTCCCGATGTTGCTTGCTGATTCAAGTCCAGAAGAGGCTTGACCAGCAGCAGATGCTTGGCCCATTGTCGATAAACCTCCGAGGCGGCCATATTGCTGTTCGATCAATGCGTTGAGTGCTTGGGGGCGAAACTGCGCAAGAGCTGCCTGTACGTTGCCGCCACGCAGTCCGCCGGTAGCCGATGCGTTTTGTAGGATGGCGTTTTCGCCTTGCTGGGTCATGGCCTGAAACAGCGGAGACTGCTCAAAGCCAGAGATTGCCTGCTGCTGTGCTTCTGCACCTTGCAAGCCAATCAAGGCCTGCTGTTGGCCCATTGCGCCAGTGCCCGCTGAAACGTATGGGGCCATGAGTTCAACCAGTGCATCAAACTGCCTGCGCTGCTCATCAATGCCTGCTTGCGCTGATGCTGCTTGAGTTTGTCCAGCGCGTTCGGCTGCTTTACCCGCCTGCTTTGCTCCGGTGATGCCACCAACAACGTCGCCAATCAAATCGCCAACAAAACTCATTTTGAACTCCAATCCAGCCGGGTCATGCCCAGCACATAAACGTCTTTGACAATGCCGCCTTGCAGACACGCTGCGCGTCTGCGGCCTTCCTCTTTGAAGCCGAGCTTGAGGCAGTAATTCTTGGCGGACTCCATGCCCTCAATGATGTATGCCGTGACGCGCTGAATGGGTTGGGCAAATGCCCACTTCAAACAGGCATTGCCAAGGTCTCGGGAGTGTTTGATGGCCGACCGCTTCAGGAGTGCGTGCAGCTCGATTTCAATGGGGGTGAATCGTACCGCCATGAATGCGCCAACAAAGGTGCTGTCAGTCCATGCAGACAGGTAAGTGACAAGAGGGTGGTCGATGTGCGCGGCTGGTCGGTGGTCGTGCCCGACTTTGGTGATGTACGGATCAGAATAGACCTCAAGAAGATGGCCTTTTGTGATTCCCTCAGTGACGACCGACATGTGCAACTCCTGTTTAGGGCAAGCTGCTGGCGGCTTTGTTGACTCAGCGGCCAGATTGTCCCACATTTACAACAAGTAAATCAAGTGATCTCACGTCCTGATGCTCGGATGGTCAGTGATGTGGCTGCGCTGGCAATGGTGCTGATGAAGCCACCAGGTTCGAGTGCTTGGCCGACCAGCTCAGGGCAAGTGTAGGTCTCATCGGGTGCGATGCTGCGAGTGTCCACAATCAGGTTGGACACGCCAGCCGTGCCGCCACTTGTCACTAGGTTGACGCTGATCGTGACGTTGCCTGCTGTTGTGTTGGTGGCCGTAAATTTGTCGATGATGGTTTTGCAGTTCACGGCTGTGTACTGCGTGGTCTGGCTGTTTTCTGCTTGTTTGGCTGGGATCAGGACTTTGATGGAGACGGTCATAAGACACCTTCAATGTTGTTTGAAACTGTGAGAATAATGGACGGGATGCCTGGGTGGGGTGCAGCCGCAGGAAATGCAGTAATTTCGACAGTGAGGTCGCTCACCGAAAACATCAGCTCAATATAGTCATTGGCTTTGAGATCAAAAAAGTAATTCAGCGATGAAAAAATTTCAGCGTTGTTGCCCTGAATTCTGATTTGACTGGCACTGTCTGGCACGTCTACGCCGTTAATCCTAAACCAAAAAAAGAACTCACCCGTTCCGCCTGCTGTTTTGTCCAATTGAAACGAGGTGTCGAAGTTGTAGATGCCCGGCGTGTCCACGTACACCCTCGATGTCGGGGTGCCAAGATACACGCCATTGCTCAAATCGGTGTTGTTGAACGTGATGGCCTTGGCCGTGTTCATGGTCGTGGCTGTCTGCGTGGTGGTGTCGTAGAACGATCCGTATCTTGAACGCTTGAATTCCCTTGGTGGGGGTGCCATTTGCAAGCCCTCTACAGCCTTGGTCAGCTCATCAAATTGATTTTGAGATGGAGCCAACCGCAATGCCTGAACTTCCTTGGTCAGATTGTCTAGCAGTTCCAATGCCTGATTTGCTTTGTTTTCCGCCAAAGCGCAATTTATAGCCGACTCTTTGGCAAATGCCGCCAGTTGGGCCAGCGCTTCGTTTGATCTGGCGGCAGCGTTGTCTGCTTGATACTCAAAATCAGTCCCAACGATTACTTGAATTTGATCGACTGTTGAGAACAGCAATTCAAACTGCCTGATCTGTTGCTGGTCGGTAAGGAACGCCGAAAGCTGGTCGCGGGTCAGATTGAGCCTGCGTGATGTTGGTGCGGTTGCCATCAGTACGCCAATGCCTCAATCTGAGCTTCAAGACGGACAAAAGAAACGTGCGCATCGCTGTCACCTTGAAAGCGCTGGATTCTCCAGTTGCGCATGTGGCCTTGCTGAAACCACGCAAGGCGCTTGGCCGTGTTTCCAGTGGTGCCGACTGCGATGCTGCGATCCTGACTCCATGAGAGGCCGTTGACGCTGTAGCTGGTGCTGATCTGTGGGTTTGTGCCCAAAGCCACGCTGCCGGTCAAGCTGACCAGCTCCAGGCGGTTGAAGATCGCGCCGTTGCCCTCGTTGTAAACAATGACCGTGCCGAATTCCCAGCGCACTTGCTGGCCCCAATGGTGGCCGGTGTCTTGCACCAGGTAGCCGATGGCGCTGCTTTGTGGGTCTCCCACCAGCCACTTGTCGTAGATCCATACCAGATTGCGTGCGCGGTATTGGCTGAAGCCGACAACGGCGCTGACCAGGGTAAACCAAACTTGTTCCCCGAGTGCCTCTGATGCTGATGCGTCATAAACCACGGTTCGGTCTGGCAGGTGGACGTAGAGGTGTTGGTGGTTTTTGTCGTTGCGTGCTTCGAGTTGCACGCGCACCAGCTGTGCCTCTGTGTAGGTCAGGAGCAGGTTGTCGATTTCTTGCGTGCTGATCTTCTGGGTGGTAGCCGCTGCCCCGATGTAGATGCCTGGGGCTTCGTTGCGTCCACCGCCTAAGAAGGCAATGCGGTCTAGGTAGATGCAACAGGCCTGCGTGCCAAGGCATCCTTTTTGAATCTGTGCGCCGTCGATGCGTGCAAATGGGAACAGGTCGCCGCCTACGTTGTCAAACACCTCGATGGTGTTGCTGTTGAGCGCATAGATCTCGTTGCGCAGTTTGAGCAGGGCCACCACTGGATCTGGGTCGATCTCTGAGCTGCCATATTTCAGAGGATTGACACTCATGGGGTCCAATAGCTCGGTGACAACCAAGTTAGCCCCGTCTGTGGTCATGAAGTAGCCGTCCACCCACGCCACATCCAGCACAACCCCAAGATCTGGATCTGTGTTTTGTGTCAGTGTTCCTGCTGATGGATTCCAAAAGTACAAGCGGCCACCTGAGGCGATGGCCAAAAGATCAAAGCTGTAGTCAAGCGTGACCAGTTCGGTGGTGGGGCCACCCACATCGCCCAGCACTGTCACCGAGCCGTTGCTGGATACGGTTACCAGCTTGGTGCCCATGACCCGGTAGCAGACGCCGTTCCAGTTGATGCCGCCTCGGTCGACGCCTGGGCCTGTGCCGTTGGCCACGATGCCGTCACCCGGGCGAAGAAAGCCGTTGCTGATGCCTGACTGCTTGGGCACTGGAACCAAGTTGACCGGGTAGGCGGTGCGCAGCTCTGGGGTGGTGTCGGCATAGATGCCGTTGAGGATTGGGATTTGCATGGCTTACCACTTGACCTTGTTGGCCCAATACGCTGCGCTCAGTTTGCCTTTGGCAATGTTTTCAGCGTGCCGAGCTTTGAATGATTCGCGCCTCGCTTGGCTGGCCTTGGATTCGCCCTCTTTTTTGGGAGAGCCGGACACGCCTTGCTGACCAAAGCGGATGGTCTTGATCTGGTCGCCCGACTTGGCCACGACGACGTGGCTTTTGGTGGGGTGGCTTGGGGTGGCCTTGGGCTTGTTGTAGCCCGAGACCCCGGCACGGGCAAGTCGTGTGTCTTTTGTGGCCATGGCTTAGGCGACGCGATACCAGCTGTTGGTGGCCTGGTAGAAACGCATCGTAAAGAAGGCATTTGCGGCCAGGGTGGTGGGTGCTCCGAAGGCTGCTGCTGCGCCGTTCAGCGCCAGCGTGAATGTGGTAATGATCTGAGTGGTGGTGACTCTTACCTCTGTGCCGTCTGGTACGCTGGTGTTCAGGGGTAGGGTGACTGTTCCAGCGGCCAGAGTTCCGGCTGGCTGAAAGATCATCCACTGCTGCTCTGTGGTGGGCGTGGGCACTGTGATGTTGAATCCGGTG